GCTGAACTACGCCAAACAGGCGGGCCCGGCCTCCGGCAACCTGACGACGGAAGGGCTCTACACGACGGCGGCGATCATTCAGGCGATGGGCGGCCAACGCGCCGGCACGGCCGCCGCAGCCATCATGCGGCAGTTCGGCGGCGGCGTCATGACCGCGAGCAAGGCAAAGGAACTGGAATCGATTGGCATCTTCAAGCCCGGCGACTACGAGGTTGGCCGTGGCGGCCACGTCACTGTCAAGAACGAGGCCGGCAAGAGCTTCGTCGACAAGCTGCAGCACGACCCCTTGACCGCTGTCGTGCAGGACCTGATCCCGGCGCTCGAAACGCACGGCTTTGCGACGAACGAGCAGATCACCAAGGAGCTTTACCGCATCCTCGGCACCGCGACCTCGCAGCGCGAGATCTATGAGATCATCCGCGGTCGCGAACAGATCAGGCAGGAGCGAGAGCGCGCGATGGCCGCTTTGCCGCCAAGCGCCGCGCTCGGCCAGCTGAACCAGAATGATCCAGTCCAGGTCATGGGTGCGCTCTCGACTGCCTTCAAGGACCTGCTCGGCGCCGTTGGTGGACCTCTTGCGCAAGCCGCCATCCCGGGGATGGTGGCGCTGACGAATGCGTTCAACCGCATTTCGCAGATCGCCTCCGAGTATCAGAAGGTCACCGGTTTTGTCGGGTCGATCGGCGCAGGTGCGGCTGCAGGTGGGGCTGCTGGCTTTGGCATTGGTTGGCTCGGCGGACCAGTCGGCGCCGGCGGCGGCGCGTTGATCGGTGCCGGTGCCGGCGCGGGCTATGGGCTCTGGAATGTGCTGCCGGAAGGTGCCCGCTCCGGCGCGTCAGCCGGTTTCACGAGAGGCAATAGCGTGCTGCCGGGCCTTGGCGGTGTCGTCGGCGGCGGCATTGGAGGCATATGGGGCGGGCTCGGAGACCTCTGGGGGACCTCGGCTGAGGCGGCCGGCGGCCGGATCAGTCAGCTTGCCAAGAACATCCTGATGGTGACACCGCCGCCGCAGAAGGTCGAGGTTCAGCCGGCACAAGTGACGATCAATATGGACGGCAGGAAGGTCGGTGAGGCTATCATGGCGTTCTTTGCACGCCAGGGCCAAGGACCGGCGCAGGGTGCACCATCATTCGATCCGACGCGCGGCACGACCTCTTTTGACTATAGCTTGGCGCCCGGCTGATGCCCCTCCTGCTCGGTGACATCCTGTTCCAGGATTTCGAGATCCCCGACCGCATCACGGGCCTCGGCGGCCGCCAAGCGCTCACAAAGCATCGCCTGATCGGCGGCAAGCGTAGCGTCAACGCGATGGGCCCGGACGATAGCGATCCCGCCTGGTCGGGTCGCTTCCAGGGTGGCGATGCAATCGGGCGCGCGCGCCTGATCGACGCCATGCGCCTTGCCGGGCAGGCGGTGACCTTGTCCTTTGGCTCGGTGCTGATGTCCGTCGTGATCGAGGAGTTTACTTACGATTACGAGCGCGAGTGGCAGGTGCTGTACAACATCCGCTGCTATGTGGTGAATGTGATTATCCCAGCCGTTGACCAGAGCCTGGCCGCGCTCATCACGGGCGATCTCGCGAGCCTCGCGCTTTCCGTGTCCTCGTTCGTCGCTGCGGTGCGCTGATGACCGTCAACCAGGCTGCGATCTCCGTCCAGGTGCAGGCCGCGCTCGCTGCGGTTCAGGCCGCGATCGCAAGCGTCGGCGATATCGGAGTCGCGACGCCCTTTGAACTGCAGCCCGTGGTCGCCGCTGTCAGCGCCGAAACGGCGGTGCTGCTGTCGGCGATCTCGAGCTTCGACGTCGACATCATTACGAATAGCGTCGCTGGGATGGTAGCAGGCCTGCCAGCGCCGACACTTGCGTCGACGCTGGTAGGCCAGCAGAGCGACAGCGCGCAGCTTGCCACGCTGCTCAATGCGCTCGGCTACCTGCAGCGGCTGTCGACCAACCTTGCACTGGCGAGCGGATGAGCGGGGTCAGGATCATCACGGTCGCAGGCGGCAATCTGTTCCAGATCGCCGCGCGATATCTCGGCGACGCAACGCAGTGGAACCGCATTGCCGCTCTCAACGGCTTGTGGGACTTCCAGATCACGGGAACGGTGACCTTGAAGATACCGCCGGCCAATGATGCCGCCGCGAACGGGGGCATTCTTGGCCAGTAGCGAGCAGGTGACGGCGCCGCGGGTGTATTTGGCAATCAATGGCGCCTCGGTGGTCCCCGTCGAGTGCTCGGTGCACATCTCACTGCACCAGTCGGCGGATACCTTCTATGCCAAAATTCCGCTCGATAACGATGCAGGCCTCGACGAAACCTTCTGGGCTGACACGGCGCCGGTCCCGATCTCGATCCTTGCGACCAACGACGTCAACTCGTCCGCCTACACGACGCTGCTGGTCGGCAACATCGACGAACCGCAGATCGATTTTCGGGAGCGTGCGGTCGGCATCCGCGGCCGGGACCTGACGGGCGCGCTGACCGATTTGAAGACGTCGGAGAAGTGGCAGAACCGTTCCAACAAGGATGTCATCACGGACATCGCCGGCCGCGTTGGGATCTCCGTCACCTTTAACGGCGATACTGATCAGGCTGGATTGCAATACGACCAGGATTACAGCGAGATCAGCGACAGCGACAGCTGCTGGAACGTGATCGTCTCCTGCGCCAAACGGCTCGGCTGCATCGCCTTCGTCAAGCAGCAGACGCTCTTTGTGCAGCCGCTCGATTTCGCGCCACAATCCTTCTTTGAGGTCAACTACCAACGCCCGACGCCGGCCCAGATCGCAAGCGGCGATTTCGTCTCGCTGTTCTGCGCGCGCAACCTCAACCTCGCCGGCGATGCTTCGTTAACGGTGCAGAGCTGGCAGCACAAGCAGGGCAAGACGATCACCTCGAAGCACAAATCGAAAGGGACCGGGAACGGCAAGCTGGATTATATCTTCCGCGGCGCCAACATGACCAAGGAACAGCAGGACCGCATCGGCAAGAACCTCTTGAAACAGACGCTTTCGCATGAGCGTGTGATCACGCTCAACCGCCTGCCGGGCGATGTCACCTTGAACCCGGCGACCATGGGATTGCGGCTTTCCGGCACCGGGACCGGCTTTGACCAGGACTACATCATCTCGACGATCTCGCATCAGTTCGATGCGGCCGCGACCGGCTACAGCATGGATATCGGCGCGCACAATCAGGACAAGAAGCGCGGCGCGCCGCAGCAGGTGCAATGAGCGTCCTCGAAGGCCTGCGCAACTTCATCCACCAGGAGATCCAGCGCGCGCTCGACCGGCGCATGCGGCGGCTTCCCTGCATCGTGAGCGCCTACAATCCCTCGCAGCATACGGTGAAGGTCAAGCTGCAGCCCTCCGGCACGGAAACCGGCTGGACTCAGATCGAGGCGCCGCAGGTCGGATGGATGGTGGCGCCGAACATTGGCGATCCTGGCTGGCTCGAATTTCACGAGGCGGACCGGCGCGCGGCGGTGTTCGTCGGATCGAACCACAATGACAGTTTTCCGCCGCCGCAGCAGATCGCTGCCGGCGAGTGGTTCTACAAGAATAAGGCCGGGCAGTCGCTCTATTTCAAGCAGGATGGCTCGATCACGGCGACCGACAAAGCCGGATCGACCTATCAGCTCGATGGCACTGGCAACGTCGCTGTCACGGCCAAGACGCAGGTAACGGTGACGGCGCCTGCGATTAATCTCGGGGCGAGCGGCGGGGCACTGCTGCCGGTCCTGCTCTCGAACAACAGCCCCAGCACGGTCCTGAAGGCGCAGTGACATGGCCGTCGATCTCGGACACTGGTTCGGCGCCGATCTCAATGCCGCGGCGTCAGGCGACCTTCTGACGGTCGACGGCGTCAACAAGAACAAGCAGCGGCTGCTTCGGCGGCTGCTCACGAATCCCGGCGACTATATTTTCGAGCCGAGCTACGGCGCAGGCCTTGCCGCGAAGATCGGGCAGCCATTCTCGGCCAGTGCGTGTGCGGCGATCATCAAGTCACAAATGTTTCTCGAAAGCTTCGTGGCGCGCGATCCTGCGCCCACGATCGTGGTGACGCAGATCGCAAACGGCCTGTCGGTGCAGCTTCAGTATTTCGATTCGTCGATCGGCCAGAACGTTCCGCTGTCCTTCACCGTGACGCCTCCCGGCTCCTGATCCTGCATGCGCAAATTTGCGCAGCCACGTCCTTGAGAGACCATGGCAACCCTCAACACGCAAAGCTTTTCGACCATCACGGCGAATTGGGCGGCGGCTGTGCAGGGCGCGTCCAGCCAGCTGCTCGATTTCGCGACGGGGTCGATCCTACGCGCGCTGAACCAGGCGCAGGCGGCGGT